CAAGTCAATTTTGGCCCGGCCTTTACGCACTTTTCGGCCTTGACTACGAAAGGCTGGCTCCGATCTACGCGCAATTTTACGACGCGAAGCCGAGCGAGAAGGCCTTCGAGGAATTCATGACGGAGCGCGCCGGCCTAGGCCTCGCCGTGCAGCAGCCGGAACTGGAGCCGGTGCAGTTCGACATTCCGAATGAAGGCTATCGCACGCAGGTCACCATGGCCTCGTACGGCCTCGCCGTCGCGATCTCGCGGGAAGCCAAAGACGACAACCTGTACGAAGACGTCGGCTCTCGCATGATGAAGGAGCTGGCATTCAGCGCCCGGCAGACCGAAGAGTACATCGCGCACGCTCCGCTGCAAGTCGCCTTCGATGCCGTCAACGGCCTCCGCGCCGATGGCGTTCCGCTGTGCTCGCCGAGCCACCCCACCGCGAGCGGCGTACAGTCCAACGCACTGGTGTCGGCCAACGTCTCGGAACTGGCCTTCGAGAACGCCGTCATTCAGATCAGTTACACGCGCAACGGCCGCGGCTTCGTTATCAACGTCCTGCCCAAGCGGGTCATTCTGTCGCCGGAAAGTGGCCCGGAAACTCGGCGCATCCTCGGTTCGCCGTTGCAGTGGAATGCGCAAACCAACAATATCAACGTGCTCCGCGCGACCGGCGCGCTGCCCGAAGTCGTCGAAACGCCGTACATGGTGGACAAGGACAACTATTTCATCCAGACCAGCGAGCAGGAAAAGGACAACGGCCAGGGCTTCACTTTCTGGGAGCGCTCACAGCTCGAGACCCGCGAGGACAGCAATTGGAGCAACCAAGCCTCGTTGATTGCGATCTGGATGCGCTGCGCCGCGTCCGTGGTCGATTGGCGCACGGTCTACGGCAGCGCTGGTGCTGACGGCATCTAAGTGGTATGACTGGCGCACTTCCTCCCTATTGACTTAACGGCCCTCGGAACTGACAAGCGCCGGGGGCCGCTCTTTAGGAGCCGATCGCGTGGCTAGTGGCGCCCACACACCCAAGCCGAAATTTCGCTCTGCGGAGACGTGGGCCGCGTGCTCGCGCTGCAATGCGCGTGTGGCCTATAGCTCATTGCGTCGGGAGAGGCTTACCGGGTTGCTGGTTTGCAGCGCCGCGTCAGGGCGCGCGGTGCGCTCGTGCTGGGATCCTTGGCCAAGCGTATATGACTTTCAGGCCTTCCCCGACAAGTCGATCGAGCCGCCTCCGGAGCCGCTACCGCTGCGCTACAATCTTGACGCTATTTGGGGCAGCGGCCCTGTAAGCGGCACCACGACAACCTTTGCCAACGCGCCCGCGGCCGCGCCCGACGATGCCACGCGGTTGCAGGCGCTGTTGAAGTCGGTTCCCTACTACGCTCAACTCGGCAAGTCGGCTGCGTTCATGTCGCCGGACGCGCCGCTCGGGGCGAAGATTTTCAACCTGGTTACGATCGTGCCGGCGAATTATGACGGAACTTTCGTGCCTAGTTCGTCTATACGTACGGTCACGCCACCGAACGCGGCTGCGGAGCTGGCGGCCGTCTCGACGACGGACAAAGACGTTCCGGATGCGTTATGGTCGCCGCCTTGGGCTGCTGTGAAAAAGGTATAAAAAATGAAAATCGTAATTGAACAAGGTAAAGCGGGTAGCTGGTACGCTAGCACGGAAGAGTGTTCGGGCCTCTACCGTGGTTTGCTTGTTGCTGGGGGTTCTATGGATGCCGTTATCAACGCGCTTCCGGGCGCCTTCAAAGACCTGCGGGACGCTGCGGCGGCTTCGAAAAAGAGCGCGTAATGACCGTCACCGCCGCAGTCCTGATTACGAACGCGCTGCGTATCTTTGGCATAATCGATCAGACCGAGGATGCTCAACCGGCGGACATCGCGAACAACGTTGTCGTGCTGAACGACATGCTCCGCAGCGAGCAATCAGACGGCGCTTGTCAGTACCTCATGAAGACGACGACCGCATTGCTACCGATCGGCACGACGGGACAAATTTACACGTTCTCGGTCGGTACGGCGAGCAGCAGCTACCTTGTGCAACAAGACGCGGTTGCGATAAAATCAATCTGGATGAATGACATCAACGTCACCGTGAACCGCGAAACCCGCATGGCGCCGAAAGCAGATGTCGTGCGCACGACGTACCCTGGTATCGTGACCAAGTGGCACCAGGAACGCCAGTCGGACAACTCGGTGCTGATTACGGCTTGGCAGCCCCCGCGCGCCGCGGCCAATGCGCTGATCGAGTACGGCGGCCGGATGCCGCTGATTTCGGACCCGCTCGGCGCTGATATCGTGGCGTTGCCCTCTGAAGGCATCCACGACGCAACGCTGATGCTGGGCCTGACGATCTGCGGCTCGTACGGCCGGCCCTCTGACAAGCTTGACCCGGTGTTGCTGTCACGCGCGAAGATGGTAAACGACCGCTGGCGTGACTGGGCGCGCGGCCAGCAGTGGCTTAGGTTCGTGAGAGCTTAGGATGCTATTATTTCAAATCGTCGCACCACATTTCGTCGCAGGATTTGAAACAGACGAAACGCATGTTGTACGTACCGCACCAATTATAAAGTACATGCTAGGGTGGCGACGCGAGCGAGTATGGACGTACGTTGTCAATAAAGGTTGGCGCATGCATGCCCCCTCTTGACCTGCTAGGCTCATTCCAAGATCCCAAGAACTTCGATCAGGGCGCCGCGAAGCTCGTCAACGTGCGCGTGATGCCGCGTGAAATGAAAGAAGGTAAGCCGTCCAAGGTGCGTTTCATCGGCACACCCGGCCTCGATACAGTCTGCCGGCCGGCGACGGCACCGTGCATCGCCATCAACCACGCGCTAGAAACGATATGGACCGGGCACGCGGACGGATCGATATGGCATAGCGTCGAGACGGGGGTACCAGTGCTCGCCGGCTTTGTCGCCGTGAACGCACAACAGCCCATCATCCGCTTTGCGGAAGATCGCACCGCGCTCTGCATCGCGACTAACAAGAACGCCGCGACGCCAGGCGGCACGGGATACACGGCCACGCTAACGGCCGGCGTCGTCAATGCAGGTTTTGACGCCTCGATTAACTTTGATCCGACTGCCGTTGCTGAGCTAAGCAATATAACGGTGTGGTCCGGAGCCTCTAATTTCTACGCCAGTCAGGATGCGAAGATGTACAGCTCGCAGCCGCTCGCGCCCGCGAACGTCCTGCCGAACAGCTTTGCCACCAAGGAAGCGCGCGGCGACAGGGTTCTGGACGTGGCAATTTCGGGGCTCGTCATGTGGCCGTTGGGCTCGCGTTCGCTGGAGCAATGGTACAACCCGGGCGGGCAGACGGATTTCGCGTTCACAGCTTTCCCGAACTCGCTTTATTCGGTCGGCATCGCGTCGCGTACGTCGTTGGCTGTGTTGCGTGACATTCTCATGTTTGTCGGGACTGACCGCCGCGTATGGCTTTGCACGGGGCAAAGCGGGCAGCCGGTGTCGCCGACGTGGATTGACGCGCTATTGCAGCAATTGACGGCCGCAGAGCTGGCAACGCTTACGGCCTACGCATACGGTCAAGGTGGCAGCGATGTCTACGTGCTGACGTTGCCGGCGCAATGGACACTGGAATTTGTCGGTTCAACCGGCGTGTGGGCTTATCGGCAGAGCCCCGGTGGTCGATTAGACCATGCGGTTAGGTGCGCTACGGAACACGACGGCGGCGTCACCTATGTCGGTCTAGATACGGGACATGTCTGCACGATCGACATCAACAGCGCTTCGGAACCCGCCGGCACGATAGCACGCACCATGATTACGCCGTGGGTTGGTAGCCAGGAAATGCGGCAGACGTACAATTCACTCGATGTTACATCATCCATGGGGCCGCAGGCCGGCAGCTTTCAGCTTGACTGGAGCGAAACAACGGACGTTTCAGTCAACGATGTTGTCGTGTCGGTGCGTACGTGGCGCGGGGTGCGGCAAATCGTCCTACCTCAACCGGGGGTGCGCCGCGCCATCGCGCGCGAATTTGGCACCGGGCGGCGTCGTCAGTTCCGTTTGCAGTACAGCGGCACGCAAGCGCCGTTCACGATCGACGAGTTATTTTTGAGCGTCAGTCCGGGGACATGAGCGTACCTAGTCCATTTTTTGCAGCTCTGCGTAGAGCGCCGACACCGCAGCTGCCCTTTGCCAGTAAACAGGTGCCTTGCGCAGGGGACGCTCCAGATTTGCCGTCTGATCCAATAAATTTTATCTTCGGCGAGACGAACAAAACAAGATCTGCCTGCGGAACGTACCGCTGCCACCACGGCGCTGATGTACGGTCCGGCACGAGTGCCACGCCATCACCATGCGCAAAGAATTTTTCTAGCCACGGGACTAAGCCATTGCGAGCGCCAAATGGCGGGTTCATCCATACAAATCCGTGCCAAATTCTCGGGGTAACTTCGGTAGCGAAAAGTTTAGCAGGTATCCAGGGTGTCCAGCTCGGTCCAGGGCTAGCTACGTCGAGATCAAACTCAGCCTCCATTGCTTTAAAAACGTACGAAGGCGTATACCACTCATCAGTTGCGCCGACGCATTGTTCGTGCAAAGCCATGCTGTCAGCCCCGGAACGTAGCAAATTCGCGAGCAGCACGGGACAGTCGGCCAGGAGGCAGCGAGCAAAGTTCTGTACGCATCGCCTTCGTGATTGGAGTAGTTTGTTCGTACACGGCGAGAATGGG